ATAGCTTCGGTCGTATCTTCGTAATGACCTAATGCCCCAAAACCTTCTGCTGAAGATTCATCTTTTGTCTTATGTGGACCATCTGGAAATACTGAGCTTTTTCCTTTAGATCCAGCCCAGAAAGAATAGTCATCAATTCTTTTACCTGCCATAACTCCCCCAATTTTTAACTCTTAAATTCTTAATTCTAATCTCTTGCATGATATCATGCAACCTGTTGACCCGGATTGTATGTCTGTTGACCCATTATTTTAGACATGAATTCATTTGCATTAGCTTCTTGGTATGCTTGCTGCTTCTCCTGATCTTCAACACCTTTTTGCTGATAGTCAAAAGATTGAATCTCAGATGTTTTCAGTGCAGTCTCAATTTCGCCATATTTGGCAATAACATCCATCATTTTCTCAATTGCTTCCATTTTGGATTTTGTTGCTAATGCCCTATTTTTGGATATTTCAGAAATTCTTTCCTCTAGAAGACCGATATTACTTTCAAATCTTCCATATCTTTCTTTAGCAGAAGCCAAGTTAACAGCAGCTTTAGACAGAAGCTCTTTAAGTTTCGCTTCTTCAAATGCATGCTGAATATTTTGAGCTTCGCTTTGAACGGCTGCTGCTTGTTGTTCTTGTTCTTGTAAGAATGGAATGATCTCTCCTTTGCCTGTAATATTCAGTTTAGGAATGATCATACTTGGCGGGAACACTTCACGTCCAAATGCTTGGTTCATATCCATCATCTGCTGAGCTTGCAAATTCTGTTGAGTAGGAGTTAAGTCTGATTCTTCTACTAATACCTGGAATTTAGAGAATATTTTGCTATAGAAGAATGAAGTTGGCTTTTCTCCAATCAATAACTTCACTTTCTCTGCATTCCAATTATTGAGAACTATCTTAAGTAATCTGTCTCCTAACATCTTATCTGAGAAATCCCACTGATCGAAATATTTCTGGAAAACCATCAAGTTTGCGGCTTGTTTCATTAGAAGCGTAAGACTGGAAATCTGTTTATCTTGCTGACCTGACCAATTCTCTATATTTATTCCTGATGTGGTGTAGATCAAATTCATCATCTGATCACCAAGAGCGATGTCAGACTCAGGAACTCCACTAGGGACAATCTTTTCGCAGTCTGTCATGTCATATCCTTCATTGATAATGACATCCCATCCCTGTCCTGATTTCTTTAGATTATCTTCATTAGATACTGCCCCAACTTTACGTTTCCATCCCGCATTAATTGTCGCTGCCGTTATGTCATTATTGGTGATGATACGCCAATTAAATAGGAATTGAGGATCTCGCATGGTTCTTACGAGTCCACGAGCTCTTAAATCGTAGTAGTTTTGATGTGGTTCATAATTCCAGACGTATGGGATAAAGGGACATTCATCAAATCCTAATGGATTATCCCCTTGATACATCAACTGATCATTGAGAATAGTAGCTAGTTTCCAGCATGGGACGGTAACATTAACTTCTTCCATGTCAGGGATGTTGTAGAGTAATTCTTCTAGGTCTGCAGTAGCAGCAAAATCGAAAAATTGATTTCTGCTGTGAGAGTACAAACGTTTCTTCTTCTTTTTCCACTTGTACCATACATAACTGAGAACCATGAGGTCGTTTCTGGCCATATTATAATTTTCAGGTAAGAAATAGAAACTTCCGTACCTCTGCGGAGTGCCAGCCATAGGAGCAATCGCTTCGAGTTTATCTGGAAAACGATCTTCGGCTTCCTTTTTGCTGATGTATTCTTGACACCAAACGAATTGAGCATCGGACATATCAGGGTTTCTAAAGTAAGGATCGACAAGGAAAGCATTGTATTCCCAAACTTTTACTTTTAAATCACCTTGTGCAGCATCTTCAGAATAGTCCAAATAAGGTTGTAATAGGCACATTCCAGAGATAGCAGCCAATTCTTTTGCTTTTGATTTCTGCTCATGGATTGAACCCATGTTTGCGCAATGCGTTATTAACTTCGTATATTGATCTGTAGTTTGAGGATCTGATCCTTCACATGGAACATAGTTGAAATTCTTTCTATGCTGTCTTTCGTAACCAGTGATCATGTTGACTGGTTGCTGGATGATATTGAAGTAATACTGATTATATGAACTGGTGGGAGAAAAGTTAAAGTATCGGTTTACAAACGTCTGAGAGCCAGCATAAAATAGAGTGTCGATATTGGATTGATTCCATCTCGATTGTTCGATTGGCTGAAATTTGGAATATAGATTATCCAACCATTGTCGGACGTTACCTTGGTTGGGCTCAAGTGCATTATTCCAAGGAGGATAGTAGAATGAAATATCAGACTCCGGGTTGAAGTGCTAAGTGTAAAACATAGTAGTTATTTATTCAAGTTCCTCATCTCCAAATATTTCTCTTCTTAATTCAAGGTGATTAATTTTTTCAGCCAAAGTTCTTCTTGATGGATGTCTTAATTTTCTTATAGATTTGGCATATATCATTCTAACCCTTTCTCTACTTACACCAATAATCTTCCCTATTGCTTCGTATGTTTTAGCTTTTTCTCCTAAAATTCCTAATCTGTGCATGATAACTTTAATTTCTCTATTTTCAAGAGTAGCAAGCAAGCGCCCCAAATTATCATCCGGATCTTCAATCGGATCTTCCTTATTATAATTCAATGGTTTCTTAACCATTTCATAGCCATCGCATCTAAATTCAAGTTCGATATTCTTTTTAATTCCTTCACTCTGCATCTTTTTCAAAGTGCTTTCTATTTCATTTAGGCGTTTTCCAATGTATTTGATTTCCCCAAAAGTTTGACAAGTATCCATCTTTTCAAATCGTTCAACATCTTTAGAAAATTTAGTCATTTCTCTATTGAAATCTGCCAATATCATTCTCAATTTTGAGTCGTTAATTGGGATAGGTGCTAGATATTTAATATCAGTAGTACTCTTCAAACATTCTACAATTCCTTGAATAGGAATGATTAAATTGATTATATGTGTTTCAAGCTTAGCCAGTCTTCTCGATATTTCTTTGATGTCTTCTTCCATTAAGATTCATTTTCCTTTGTTAAAATAAAATAATCCCATCCGGTTATATTGCATCCTCCAACTAAACAGCCTTCTTCATCTCTAAAAGTAATATTTCCATTATCGGAAATACTAGCTGTTTCCGCATATATTACGATTTGTGATGAATGGCTTGAATATCTTCTTTCAATTATGTATTTTTTCATTAAAAACCTCTTTGTCCAAATCTATTATTCCAGTTCTTTAAATGATCTTTATCATTCTTATATGGTTCATACACAGACACTTTATGAGTAGCAATCGCATAACGTAAAGCATCGATAGCATGATCGTCTTTCTTTACTGGCTCATCATATCCTCTTTCTGATGCTTTCTTATTCCAAACATATCCTTCTATTTCACGTATTAGATTCTTGCATTCCGCACAGACTACAAGTGTTCCTTTCTTCATCTCTGAGGTCATTATGAAGATTCCGTCTTCCACTTCATTATTAGCATTTACGGTATGCAATCCCCTTCTACCAAGCTCTATTTTGAATGACGCTGCGCTTGGATCAATATAGACATTCTTTACGTCGTATGGCTCTAAGAATTGTTGAACGTCATTAGCTAATTCGCTATTTGTCTTTTGTCTTTCTTGTTTAGTTGGATCCCAATAGAACTCCTTTTCTACCCACAATTTCTTTCCTTCTTGGGTATATCGTCCCGTACTCACCCCGATAAGCAAGCATGCAAAAGGATTAGAAGCGCCATAATCAATAGAGGAAATCCAATATTCAGCAGCTGCAGGCGGCCTGGGTACGACATGTATTTTCTTATCGAAGAAGTCAAAGATCGCGCCTTCTGCAAGACACCACAAACCAAGATAATTACGCTTGTAAAAAACCCCAGTAGAAGAATTACGGATGCGGTCCTTATAATCTTGACCCACGTACGGAGTATCTTCCATTGCAAAGTGAAGCGCATAGTAGTTAGGATCTCCTTCTTCTGCTTTATCTATCCATTGTTTGAGTTTATGGCTTGGATAACTTGGGTTCATTGCTGCATAGCCTTTGCTATGAGAGAGAGATAGTCTAGAATCGATCATATCGGTGATGGAATCAGGATAGAGTGTCATCTCATCGCAATAGACTAGACTCATTGTTAGACCTTGAAAACTACCGACTGAGCCTTCATCCTTGGCGCCAAGGACAGTTATCTGCTTATCTCTGAAATATAACTTCTTACCGGACCACGTGCAGAATGGCCGATAAATGGACATCTCAGGAGATTCCATCAGCATGCGCACCACGTTTCTATATGCAGTATCGAAAGTATGTCCAACGATAAATATTTGGGAATCAGGACAAAGGAATGCTTGATGCATGAAAGTGAACACAGTACAAACAGTTTTACCGGTACGGACTGCACCATGAGCTAGATGCCATTTAGCTTTTGAGCCATTCTTAATGAATTCAAGTTGTTTTTTGGAGAACGGTTCTTGCATAATAAATATTTAAATCAGGAGATCTATGGAAGAACTTAAGAAGCCAAGTAAACGTGAATTAGTAGACATGCTAGCAGAGATGAATAAAAACATTGAGAATTTACCACAGCATGCGATGATTGGTTTCATTACGAATTATGACTTGTCCGCGTTATTGATATTGTTAGAGGCGATATTTAGATCTGACTTAGCAGATTTACCGGATTGATTTTGGCTGAGTAGATTCATAATGGCTGTGAATTTCTCGATATCTTCCGGTTTGACATTTGCTTGTTCGGGTTGATCTTTTTGTCCTAGATATTGTTTACCTAGCCATATAGCCATCGCAGTATTTTTATTAGCTAATTTGAATTGCACACGTCTAAGCGAGCATTTCCCACCTTCAGATAGCTTTTTATATACGGTCGGAAATTCCTCCCCATAATGCTTTTCTGCTCTTTCATATAATGTGGATTTTGCGACTTTACACATAGAGGCTAATTCTTCATGTGTGCATTGAATATGACAGAGTTCTTCGAATTTAGTCCAATCGATTGGTTTCTCTGGTCTGCCAGCCATTATTCAATCTCCATCACTATATTGACCTTTATCCCATCCGGCTCGCTTTGAAATTCATGAAGTGTTTCTTCTATACAATTCTTTATCGTAGGATCTGTTTCATCTACGGAATAGGGATCATGAAGCAAGAATTTCTTCTTCAATATCTTTGCGTTTTCTTCGTCTTTTACTGTAACGGTTAGTTCCGAAACCATTAAGATTCACCCTTCATTTTTTTCCTTCGAATGGTATTCATTTGATTCTTAAATTCTTCTACATCATCGATATGGACAATCCAGGTTACCCCATTTTTATGCGACGGAACTTTTTTCTTTTTCAAAGCGTAATAAACATATTGCTTTTCTAAAGAAATTAATTCTGCTGCTTGAGAAACTGAATAATGGAATTTTTTTTTATCAAATAGAATTCTTCCTCTTGGAGTTGATGTATGATCACATTTTCTATTTAAGAATTCATTTAGTTGTCTCTGAGTGATCTTCCATCTTTTTTCTACTTTAGATGCATGCAGCCTCTTTTCTTTGATAGCAATAAGCAAACCTTGTCGAGTCATTCCCAATAAATTCGCTGCTTGTGTGGAAGTGAATTTTTCCATTATCTTAATCTTTGGCTTTCCATAATAGGCAAATTAGCTTCTGTGGGTACATAAACAACTTGCATTTGGTTAGTTTGTAATCCCTGAATCCAAAGATAACGCAAATATCCTTCATTTCCACTTAATGAATCTCCAATAATTTTGTTAGCTTTAGCGACTCCTTCAGCTCTTATAACTTCCGCATCTGCTAATGATTTTGCCGATTCTTTTTTAGCCACAGCTTCTAGCGTAGCGATCTGTCGGTTAGATTCTGCCCGAGCAAGTTCAGCTTCTCCAACTTTGCTTTGTTGCCATACATTCATTATCGGATCTATAAAATTGTTATAAATCCAAAGAGGAAATATAAATGCCAATATTATTAGCAAGCATATTCCTTTGATCGTCTTTACATTATCTTCGTCCATTATTTTTTTCCTTTATTTGCCATTTTCTCATCATACTCGCATTTTTTATCTCGTATTTTATCATCTTTGATGAGCTTATTCATTTTTTTATCGATGCTTTTCTTGGCACCTTTGATTTCTTTGTCCATTATTTTTTTCCCTTCTTTTTAATCTTAGCTCCTGATCTGCGTGCTTCACTCAAAGCAATTGCCACTGCTTGCCTTTGTGGCTTACCGTGCTCTACTTCAGTCTTGATATTTTTGCTAATTGTCTTTTGGCTTTTGCCTTTGGATAATGGCATGATTACCTAATTGGTTGTAATTTAATTGCATCCACTTAATCCAATTAATCCAAGTGTAATGAGGACGAAAATAAGGCAAAGAAAATATGTCGTTAGCAACAAGAGTATTGAACTGCCAATAAATTTCATAAACACCTAGCGTTAAGGTATGATGATATTATTTAAAATTTTATTTGTATACGAAATTTTATGAATTTGGATTAGGAGCTGTTAAGCTATTCATTTTTTCGTGAAGGATAGCTAGGACTGATAACATTGAGCTCTTTGAAGTGATTGATACATTGGATTGACAGACTTGTTTTTCCATTAATAAATCCACAATCTGTTCAGCAGATAAGACGATCAAGTGTTCTTTCATAAAATCCTCAAAAAGCTGCGGGTAAGTATTGGTCGTTGTTAAACACTATTTCTTTAAAAATAATATAAAGTTTACTTAAAAATTTCTTCATACTCAATTTCTATCATTACGGCGTATTGGCGAGGATTTCCCCTCTTCTGGCTATATTCCCATGTCAACTCTTTGCTATCGTCAGCACGGCCGGCTGCTTTGCCGGGAATGATATTTTCTGCAATTCCATCAGCCACCCATTTTAAGCTCATTGGCAAATTGTCATGCGCATCCAATGATCTAGGAGCTATGCGAGTCAAAGTAATCTTGCATGGCAAAGTAATCTTCGGTCTCTCTTTATTAAATGCAGTCTTAACCCACCTTTTTTGAAGAGTATGACGTTTGCTTTTCACATGATAATGCTCGCTACAATTACTTTCACTAGCAGTCTTGATTGGCAGTTGCCAAGTGATAACCTTCTTCATTGAAACTCATAGACTTATTAAGCCATGAGTTTCGTTTTTTTGGCATAAAATCGTCAATAAATACTTTTAAATAATGGAAAAAATGGTATGATTTGGGCGCATATTGTCTTTTCATATTAGTGTGATTGTCTTGGGCTAACCATTCGTGGTTAGCCTTTTTCTTTAAAAAAAATAGGAAAAACTTTCATATCAGAACTTTCTTCTCTAGAGTTTAAAAATTCATCAAATTCTTCTAGACACATGTCTTCAACTTCTTGTCCTATTTCTCGGTCATCATATTTTGCACTGTCTGAATATATTGCATAGAAAGAATTATCCTCTGGCTTATAGCTAATAATTTTAAATAAATTTAATGCAACATATTCATACATGGGTCCGTTATAGGTCTGATATCCAAATTTAATAAATTTCATTTTTGTTTTTCCTTTTTTACTTCACGCAAATGACATTCCATTTCTTCATAATGACTTCCATCTTCTCTGATTTTAAATGGCCGATTTTCAAAAATGATAAGGGGATTATCTGTGAAAAGGAATCCTTCAAATTCATGCAGATCAATTTTTGAATGCCCGATCATGTATGTTTGTTTTCCTGAAATAAATTCAAATTGCCACATATCATTAGAAGAATCATAAGAAAAGGTTTTCAATTCTTCTAAAGAAAAATAATAATTTCTTACGTTTTCTGGGAATACACCTGGAAATATAAATTTAATTAATTTCATTTTTTCCTCATTGTTAAATATTTTTATTTTAGCACACTTCTTCTTCTGTTTCAAAAAGTTCGAAAGGGAAAACCGTGCTAGGAGATTTATCTAAAAAAAGGTCGAATTCCAATAAGTTTAAAAGTTTAATGAAACCACGCTCAATATCTTCCTGTATTTTCACTTCTAAATATTTTGTTTTATGGTCATACTTTATTGATTTAAAGTCGCTTATAGGAAAATATTTAGTCTCCTGCTTAGCTTTACTTTTATAGCAAAATTTAAAACACTTCATAGATTCTAACCAACTTTTCGTTTATTTCCGTAAATTTCCATAAGTTCCTTAAAATCTTTTCTCATTTCCTCCATTGGAATAATAATACTCACTGTTATATGAGATCCTGCACGCGGATGAAGCATATACCCTTTTTCCAAAATAAGTTTTTCATTTTGATCAAAAATGTCCTTTCGGCCGACAGAAAGTATATAGTCATTTATTTCGAAAGCAAATTTTTGCTGATCGGTCAAACGAGGTTTTTTTGTAAAATTTGAGTCAGGCGGTATATCTTTCTTCAGATGCCAAATAATCATGTGCATAAAGGTCTTAGTAGGCTCAGTTACTTTTGCGTAATCCAATGCCAGTTTAACGCGGTTTTCTGGGTATTGATGCAATGTAATCTTGTCTTCATCAGAAAGATGTTCGAGAATCGATTCATATTCTTTTTCTTTGAAGCAGGAATAAAAAACAGCAGCAGCAGAATCTTTCTCAATATTGGGAATAGCAACAGGTTTAGGGGGTAAGGGGGTTGTTGTTGTTTCTTTAGTTATTATATTCTTGTATTCTTTGTTAGTCGCCCTTTGTTCGCCCTCTGTTCGCCCTTCGTTCGCCCTAATTTCTGAAAATTCTTCATAAACTACTGTATCTAAGAGTGTTTTGTTAGCCCTCTGTTCGCCCTTTTGTTCGCCCTCTGTTCGCCCTTCGTTCGCCCTATGCTCGACGAATATATCTAGGGTCATTTCGCTATTTATGTCACAAAATTCTGTACTAAGAATAGTAGCTATTGTTCCTTGTGGTGTTCCCTTAAATGAGACAAGTTGATATTTATATTCCAAATTATTTTTAGCATTTCTATATCTTTTTTCTGTCATTCTGAGTCCATGATAATCACCAATTAGAGCTTGATTAGCTTGGAGGTTGTACTTGTCATATTTGGAATTCTTTCGTCTTGCCCTGAGCATGATCTGTGTCATAACCAAATACGAATCTGGATCATTGAAAAATAATTGTTCCGCACCCTGTCTTTGTAGCTTAATAAAACCTTTAAACACTTATCGCCTCCACAATTTTATGGATTAGGCGAAATTATATTGACAAAAAAATACTTTATTTTTCGTAAGTCATTGATAATAAACCACATAGCATACATTATCGGACCCGGATTTTTTTGTAAGTAATTCCACCTTAACTATTTAGAGAAACTAGAAAAAAAGAACTCAGAAGATATTGAAAAAAATGGTGTGAACATCTACAATGAAGACATATAGATTTGTTGTTCACCTTTCCAATATCAAAGGTGTTCTTGTTAAAAGGGATCAAGTGTCTAGCTTGATCCCTTTCTTGTTTTAAGAGGTTCTTCATGTAAACTCTTTTTTTGTGAGTCTACATTAATCCCGCCTATCGTTTTAAATCAATTCCTTTTCTTTAAGATCGTGTAAAGCGCAATGGCTTAAGGAATTTGACCTAATCTTTTCAATATTGTGTTATATAGCTTGTCCATCCTTCCATTGAGTTGAACGAGTAAACTATGCTTACGATTTCGTTCCTGTTTTTCATCATCGATATGATTATCCAGTCTAATGGCAATTTCATCAATGTGCGTAATGATGTCAGTTCTGAGATGTCTCAGCCAAAAATAATTTACGATCATACTTCCAAAAATGCAACCTAGAATAAAGGAAACGTCCATGACTCCCCTCCTTTGCTTCCCTAGGTTTTAGCATTTTTAGGAGTTCTTCTCTAGGATTTCGTATTTACGTCCTTAGAGCATTTGGTTTCTTTCAGAAGGTCAATAAACATTTCGTAAAGTCTGTCGGATCTGGCATTATGCATCTCGCACATTTTGTCTGTTCTATCTCCCTGTCTTTCTATCTTACCGTCTAATCCCTTGATTTCTGCATATAAAACCCCAAAGCAAGTTAATACTGCTGTGAGAATCGTAATCCACTCGATAATCATAGTTCTATGCAATTTTCCCTTATTATTATTTTTCATCCTCGTTTCCTTTCATTAAATCTTCTATCGTCACTTCACCATTTGTTTCTTTCTCAATTATTTTTGCTAATTTTAAACTCGGCTTCCTTTCTCCATGTATTATCTTATATAGGTGGATAGGACTAAAATTAATCCTTCTCCCAAATTCAACTACCTTCATACGGTGATTAAAAAGATAGGTACGTAGATCCATCATAAAATCTCCTTTCTTATCAAAATACTACATTCAATCTTTTGACGCAATGCCATCTTTTATGTTGTATTAAATCTTATCTTTTGATAAGATCTAGTCATCAAAGCAAGTCTCCCAAATAGTCAAGACTAAAAGGTTGTAGCAGCTAAGATGAACTGTCCGGAAATTCCGGATAACTGATAAATTAGATTTAAAAAGAAAACTTTACAGGAGAAATTTATGACAAATCTTCAAGAACTAATCGAAACAGCGAATAGACTATGTGCAAATTTAGAGAAAGCAGCCAATGATGAGATGAAGTTTAGCGTAGATATTCAGCTGAAGCTCGAACAGATGTCATGGGAAATGTACAGAACAGCGAATGATCTCAAGGAAATAAAGGAATATATCTAAATTTACCTAACATGGAGCATAACTATGCATTGGATACTATCTGATGACGAAATTATGAATGCAGCCATAGAAATGGCAAAGTTGATTTATGGAGAGAATCCAACAGATGAAGAAATTCAAATGTGTATGAAATATTTTAATGATGAAGACAAGGAGCAGTAAATATGTACCACGACACAATCGATGATTACAAATATCAACTTATGAATGAATACATTGAAAAGGAGATGTACAACACTAGAAAGGAAGCCATGAAAAAACTCTCTTCTATTGTCACACATCCCAAGTGCATTGATGATTTCGCTTTGACTTTGGCGTATTCCTGGTTCGATAGCCAGAAGTCTGCCGAAAACATAGCAAATGAATTTGATTTAGACAAGCTAGATTTTTTAGCGATACAAGAAGCTTTTGAGGCTTTTAAAGAATTATATATAAAAGAACAAGAATCCTATCAAACTTTTTAAGGTAAAAATGAAAACATCAGAAAATATTATTGAAATTTCAAAGGCTATGAATTCAGCCCAAAGATCTATGAGACCTGCATCAAAAGACTCTACAAATCCTCATTTTAGATCGAAATACAGTGATTTAGCATCTGTAATGGAGGCGATCAGAGAACCTATTGGAATTAATGGATTGAGTGTATGGCAAGATGCCACATTAGATGAAATAGGAGTGAAGGTAACAACTAGAATTGTACATGTTAGTGGAGAATGGGTTGAATTTGGTCCTTTGACAATTCCTCTAGCAAAGAAAGACGCGCATGCTGTCGGAAGTGCTTGTAGTTATGGGAAAAGGTATGCCTTGTGTGCAGCTCTAGGAGTTGTCTCAGATGAAGATGACGATGGAAATAAAGCATCACAGATACAGGAGAGAAAACAAAAATCTTTCGAAAATCAAGATAATACAATCACTCAAGAAGAGACCATAGAATTTAATAAATTGCTTAAGCAATGTGGTCAAGAGTTCGAAGATAAAGTATGGGGACACCTTAGATCTCAAGGAATAAATTCATTCCAAGAAATGGATAAAATTATGTTCAAAAAGATGAGAGATGCTTCTATCGGACATATCTCCAAAAAATCCCAGGTTGTCAATGCGACAAGTTAATGTAAAACAAGGGACTGATGAATGGCATCAATTCCGACGCACTCATTTGGGAGCGTCGGATGCTATATCTATCATGGGAATGAGTCCTTGGAAATCCCCTCTCGGTTTATATGAAGATAAAATTTTCAATATTGATCAAGAAGAAAATGAATTCATGGCAAGAGGAAAAAGACTCGAACCTATAGCTCTAGAAGCTTTCGAAAAAGAAACCGGATTGATCATGTTTCCTGGTGTATTCGTCCACGATACCATCGATTGGATGAGTGCTTCTTTCGATGGAATTACTCTTGAACAAGATGCCATTTGTGAGATCAAGTGTCCTGGTAAGAAAGATCATGCTATTGCCCTAAAAGGAAAAATACCCACGAAATATATTCCACAGTTGCAGCATCAGATATATGTCAGTGGTCTGAGTTTTTCATATTATTATTCCTTTGATGGAGAGAGTGGAGTTGTTATTGAAGTTAAACGAGACCAAGAATTTATAGACAAAATGGTTGAAAAAGAATTTGAATTCTGGAATTGTTTAATGAGTCTTACTCCACCAAAATATGAGATTAATAAAAATGAATATGCAACAGCTACTCCTATTTGAAGAACCATATGAAGAAAAAAGCCAAAGAAAACTTCTTGAATTAGAAGAAAAATACGATCGGCTTAGAAAAAGCCAACATGCCAGGATTAGTACTCTAAATAAAGAAATCAAAGACCTTAGACTTGAAGTTGAGTTCTTGAAAGCTAATATTTGCAAAGGGGGTCTGTTCCTATGAATTATAAAAATTTGGAAGAAGAAGCTTATCAATTAGCGATAACATAATGGACATAACCTGTATAGCTGACCTTCATGGATACTACCCAGAACTTCCTGGAGGGGATTTGTTAATTGTGGCGGGAGATTTGACGGAGAGAGATGAATTCAAGCAATATATAAAGTTTAATGCTTGGTTGCTTAAACAGAAATATCGAAAAAAAATCTTAATAGCTGGAAATCATGATAAATGGATTGAAAAGGCTCCTATGCTAAAGGAAACTTTTTATGATTGTGAATATCTCTGCGACTCAGGAACAGAATTTGAAGGCCTAAAAATCTGGGGGTCTCCTTGGACTAAAACTTTTTCTGGAATGAATCAAAAATGCAAAGCATTTACTTGTGATACGGAAGAGGAGTTGGCTGAGAAATTTCATTCGATACCTGATGTTGACATCTTAGTTACCCATTCCCCTCCTTACGGAATTTTTGACGCCGTTATAAGGAATCCGAACGATATTCCAAAAAGTATGGGGTCAGAATTTTTACTTAATAAAATTACAGGAAGAACGAATCTAAAGGTTCATATTTTTGGACACATACACGAACACGGAGGAAAATCGAGATGTTTAGGAACGACGAAATTTATCAATGCCAGCCATGTAAACGAGCGCTATGAACCAGTTAACAAGCCGGTTAGGATAGTTTTATGAATGAAAAATAGATGTAAGAAAATATCGTACAACTGAAACCTTTATTGAGTAAAAATAGATGGAATACGTAAAGATAAATAGTCTTTGGAAGAGACAGGGATGGTATTTCGAAGAAGGGAAAAAGAATAATCCGGAATATCAAAAGGGACGACAGTCTTTCATCATAGGTGATTATTCCCAACCAGAATTTGGAAATGTGAAAAAATGGCGTGTTGATGAGAAAGTAGATGGGACAAACATTCGAATAATTTATCAGGATGGAAAAGTGAGATTCGGAGGAAGAACAAAAGACGCACAAATTCCTT